GAGAGGCAAACATAAAACGTGCCATATGGCGTGATTATACGCGTGAGGGCGCCCTCGGAGCCATATGGGTGGTCACTAGACTTTTCCTGAGACTCTGAAAAGTGGCTGGCATGTTCACACTGACAATTTTTGATCATGTGTTTGTCCCCCTTGCCCCATACAAGGTGCATTTCCCACGCCAATATATTGAAAACATGCAGTCCAATGATTACGCGCACTTACAGTACAGATGCAAGGTCCGTGCCGGGCCATATGCCCGTCGTCACATGTTGAGTACGCATCCCAGATTGCCCTGCCCGATGCTGGCATGATGCTTGCGTTACAACGCAAGGTGCGTGCCGCACGCCATCATGCTAGTCGGTGGCACGAAATATGCGTGTGCAAGGTGCGTGCCACGCGCCAGCGTTGCCGTCGTTGGCATGCGCTGTGACTATGCAAGAGGCGCGCCATACCACATATTGTCACTGGGGCACACGTGCCCCACTTTCACTGACTTTCATTGACAACCTACGTCACCACTAGTGTATGCATATGCTATATGTATACTACATGTAGTGGTACACTAGTGTGACGAAAAACGTCACCACTACATATTGTATGCCCCCCAGGGGGGTTTTTACCGACTTTTGGCATGAAAAATGCGGTCCCTCACACGTATTTTTCCACGTTTTTTCAATTTTCGACTTTCCCCGTCGGGGCCGCCGGGCGGCAGGGCCGCCTCCGCCGCCTAAACTGGCGGGGCCAAAGGCCGAAATAGCTCTTGACAAAGGGGGGCGCCATATAGTATAGTATAGTCATCATGGCACTACACCTTCGTATCCTTGAGATGCACCGCGCCGGAGCCAGTCTTGAAGAGATTGCTAGGGTGACGGGCGTCGCCGTCGCCGCCCTAGCCGTCATCCTCCGGTCTCCACTCGCACAAGCGGAGCTTGCACGCGTATGATTGAGCCCTTGTATAGTCTAGATGTGGCCGTCGAGCTTATACCTGTCAGTAGTAGAGAGGCCCTCAACCACATTATTAGTCGTCGCGCGGCCGAACTTGGCCCAGCTATCTACCATCATGGGTCAGAACCACGTTACCGTAATGGAAGACTGGTGGACTACGCAGGGGGTCCCCCCCGACGTATGTTAACGGAAAGTGATTGTCTAAAGATTAGGGAGATGGTTACAAGTGTCGGCCTGAAAAATATTTCGCCTAGACGTTCGTATGGAAACAATGGGCGCCCCCCAAAAGTCTATCAGAAGCACACAACTGTCGGTAGTCCTGGGGTCTGGAACATTCTTGTGGCCGACGAGGTAGAAAATGCTGGATAGGCCCATGGCCTTGTCGGTAGATAAAATCCGGCACGAGATGCTCCGTGGTATCCTTGTCCCGCGTGAGATGGTCAACAAAGCCCTCCTGCGCACCTACGAGCAACTCGACGCCAAAGAGACGAAATTCTTTGCCCACCAGGGTCGCATCACAGAGCGAGTAGATGTTGTAGATCACGGAGTTGTGGCAGCCGCAGCCGACAAGATATTCTCTTTGGCGGGGTTGTATGCTCGTGAGCGGGAGGAAAAGGGCGGGACGCCCGGCGTCGCCCTTGAGATTGATCCCGTGTCGGGCGTCATAAGATTGATCGTCGGCCAGCCTGCCCCGCCCGAACTTTCGTCGAATGGTGTTATCCAAGACTTGCGGGAACTGCCCCCGTCGATTCCTTCACCGGCTGAAGAGTTAGTCGGCATCCTCCCCGCTGACGGCTCCGATTGGCCACTACCCAAGAGGGAATCGGCGGTGGCAGTATCATCCTCCTCGTGGAAGTATCTGACAGAGGAAGTAGTTGACTAGAATACATTTTAGGTACAGGACCTACCAACTCCGTGCCCGCGCCGCACGCCGCGCCGGTTGTAAGAGGTTTGTCCAAGTTTTGCATCGTCGTGCTGGTAAGGACCGTTCCTGGTTAGCAATAACGCTAGAGGCTATGCTCGAAAGGGTGGGTGTCTATTTCCACGTCTTCCCCTCTCTCAACCAAGGCCGCCGCGATCTGTGGGATAACATAGTTCTCGACACCAGCGATGGCGTCGAGCGTTCTGTAAAGATGATGTCCATGTTTCCCCCCGAGCTAGTATCCAAAATCAACGAGACAGAGATGTCTGTCACCCTTATCAACGGCAGCGTGTGGCAAATCATGGGTGCCGACAGTCAGGAGGCCGTCGAGCGCCTCCGTGGCCCCAATCCCCTCGGCATCGTCTTCTCCGAATATAGTTTTATGCTCCCCTCCGCCTGGACTACCCTAGAGCCTGTACTCATGGAAAATGGTGGGTGGGCTGCCTTCATCTACACACCTAAGGATGAAGGACACGGCCTTCGCCTTTACAACTATGCTCTAGAGTCGAAGGACTGGTTCTGCGAGCGCCTCACCATAGCTGACACCCTTCGTGATGCCGAAGGTGAGGATAGAACAAGCGTTATCAAAGAAGAGGATATAGACGAGTTGAGGAAGGCGGGCGTGCGTGAGGAGGACATCCAGCGTGAATACTACTGCTCCTTCAAGGGCTTCCTTCACGGAACCATCTATGGCGACCTTGTGGCGCTTGCACGAATGGAATCTCGTCTCACCCGCGCCCCCTACACCGTCAATCTACCTGTGGGCACCTGTTGGGACATCGGTGTCTCCGACGCCACCGCCATCTGGTTTTATCAACGTGTGGGCCAGCAAATCATCTTTATAGATTATCTAGAAGAGACTCAAAAAGGCGCGCAATACTACGGCCACCTTCTGAAAGAGTCAAAGCCTTACATGTACGGCCGCATGATTCTTCCCCATGACGCCAAGTGGTCGGCAGAGGATTATTTCTCTAGTGTCGGTTTTCGTGGCATCGACGTCGCTCGTAAGATCCCTGTTCAATCTGGCATCGACAGCGTGCGCCAGCTCTTCTCGCGGTTTGTGTTCGACGAGATCAAGTGTGCTAGGGGTATTGAGTGTCTTGAAAAGTATGCACGAGAGTGGGACGAGGTCACGAAATCATTTCGCGTAGCCCCGCGCCATGATGAGTATTCTCATGGTGCAGATGCTTTAAGATATGGAGTAGTCGCCGGCTTTGACCCACTACAGTTCTACGAGCGCCAAGGTGAAGAGATAAAGGTTGAATCAACATTCGACCCACGCGGGCCATCGTTATTCGACAGGGGGGTTGCCTAATGTTCTTTGGCGGCGGTGGTGTCAAGGCTCCAACTCCTCCACCTCCTCCTCCTGAGCCTGAAGATAAGGCTATCCAGGAGGCGGCCGCCGAGGCCGCACGGAGGCGTAAACAAGCTCGTGGTTTCCGTTCTACCATCCTCGGCTCTAGCATGATGTCTGGTAGTTCTCCTGCGCTCAAGGATACTTTAGGGAGCTGACGTGGCAACCGGTCCCGAGATCGTCCAAAGGTATCTTCGCAAGAAGAACGATCGTGCTAACCACGACGATCGTTGGGAGCGCATGGCCCCCTACCTTGCCCCTTCTCGTATGGGTATCTTGGGACAATATACCGAGGGTTCCAAACAATCTATTGGTGTATATGATTCGACGACCATGATGGCCGCCGAGACAATGGCCATGTTTATAGCTGGCCACGTCATCAATCCCTCGCAGCAGTGGTTTGGTTATAGAATGAGAGACTCTGAGGCGGGCGCTTCCGATGCTGTACGGGAGTGGCTTGAAGAGTGCCGTGATCGTACCTTAAAGCGTATGAGTGCGTCACTCTTCTATGCCGAAGGACCTGAATCCTTGATAGACTACGGCGGCTTCGGTACGGGTTTTCTCATGACTGAGGAAGCCCCGCAGCCCGTCAATAGAACCCTGCAAGGGTTCAGGGGATTCTATTTCCACGCGGAAAAGACGGGCAGGTTTTGTATAGAGGAAGGTGCTGACGGTCTAGTAGATAGCGCATGGAGGGAGTTTGAAGTCACCGCCCGCGTAGCCGAAGATCAATGGGGTCGCCCCGCCCTGTCCGAACATATTCAGGCGGCTTTGCGCGAGGGTCACATAGACAGAAAATTTAAAATCATTCATGCTATTTACCCTCGCCCACGCGCCGAACAGTCGGCGGGCGCAAAGGGTATGCCGTGGGCTTCTTGTTGGGTCGAGCTTGAAGCTAAGCACATAGTCCACGAAAGTGGTTACACCACATTTCCGGCGGCCGTGCCGCGCTATCATAAGACGCCTGGCGAGGTATACGGACGGGGGCGCGGTGATATAGCCTTCCCTGACACGTGGACTTTGAACACGGCGAAGAAGATGGGCCTTGAGGACTGGGCTCTCAAGATACGTCCACCTATCCTCACACGTTCTGATAGTGTCATAGGTACCCTGAAGCTCGTTCCAGCGGGGCCGACGTCTATCAATACCCACGGCATGCGTATTCAAGATGTCATCATGCCCTTCGAGACGGGCTCGCGCCCCGAGGTGTCACAACTCAAGGAAGAAGAGTTAAGGAAGTCTATCCGTGAAATCTTCTATGTAGACGCTATCCGTCAACTCCTTCAAGTTGAAAAGTCCGAGATGACGGCCTTTGAATTCGCTAAAAAGATAGAACTCCTCTTTCGTCTACTTGGTCCCGTCTATGGCCGCCTGGAATGGGAATATCTCCACCGCGTTGTAGACATAACATTCGACATTCAGATGCAGGCGGGTGCCTTTCCACCCCCTCCACCTGAAGTTTTCAACACAGACGGCCAGATAGATGTCGAATTCCAAAATCCCATCGCCAAGGCTCAAAGGGCTGGTGATGTGGAGGCGTTCACTATGGCCGTGAATGACATGGCCCCGATGGGTCAGATGTTCCCGCAGATGTTCGATATATTCGATCCCGACAAATCGGCGAAGGGTATCGTCGACATCCGCGGCGTGTCAGCCAAGTGGCTGCGTAACGATAAAGAAATAACGGCGCTGCGGGCTGCACGACAACAGCAAGACCAGCAGGACAACGCCCTGGCACAACTAGAACAGGCAGCAGGTGCGGCAGGTAAGGCTGCACCAGCATTGAAAATGCTACAAGGAGGCGGGGCACAAGGTGTCGCCCCGGCACCAGCATGACTCTCACGTTGAGGGCGTGGTTGAAAAGGAAGTGGGTTCTTGCCACCGATCCCACCCTTGTTCGTGCCTACCACGTTACATTTGCGAGTCTAGACGGTCAACGTGTCCTCCAGCATCTACTTGACAACGTCTATTTTAAGGTATACGAGGGCACCGATCCTGTTGTCGCCCTTGTCCACAACGCGCGGCGGTCTGTCATTCAGGATATTCTCGAAAATATAGATGTGGGTGAGAATCCAGCGAAGTACAACGTACCTGTACAGGTAGAGGAGAATGGTCATGCCCCTCGATGAAGCC